TTGTAGCTGTAGCTGCATTGCCAGTGCATGATCCTGAAGAACCTGAACAGTTGCCCGTAACGTTCCCTGAAAATGCCCCTGTTATCGTGCCATTAACGGTTACGTTTCCATTCACATACATAATGGGAATAGCTGTACCCGTTATGTACAAGGGATAAGCGTAGGTGTTAAGAATGTTGTACGCGGTGGAACTGATTGTGTAGTTGCCTACCATTACTAAGTAGGGTGCTGACGGGTTTGAGGAGGGCGAGATTTTTATGGCTGCAGAAGTATTCGGGCAGTTCACGCTGTCAAACACTGGGTCTGCCGATGCTGCGCCCGTTAACTGGGAAAATTGAATGGGCATTGATGTGTAATTTGAAATTTGGCTGTAAGGCATTGTCCAGCCAGACGGGACGGCGCCGGATCCTGAAAGCGTGGCAGGAGTAACAGCGGTTCCAAGCTGAGTAGTAGAGATTGTACCGCCTAGAAGCGCGAATGTAACTTGAGCGTAGGTTGGTGCTGAGCTGCCTTGGCCTTCCAAAAAGTAGCCGCTTGTACCTAGCGGCATTTGAGTTAATGTAGTTGTTAGAGTTACCCATTTAGGCGGAGCGCCTGAACCTTGACTTTGCAAAACCTGTCCGCTTGAGCCGATCGTTGCGCTTCCGATTGTTCCTGTGTTTAGAGGGCACAGCAAAGTTATCGCTGAAGACTCCAGGGAATTCAAGAAGTCAGTGTAGCAAAAGACTTGGTCAACCCACAGAAACGGATACTTATAGGTGCCTAAGCCTATCATTGGCGCCGTGTATGGTAATCCAGACTGCGGCGTTATCGTTGCTGTTGCTGCGGAACCGTTTTGGTTTGCCACTGAAGGAATGATATACGTAAGATAGCTGCTGTTGAATGTTAAAAATGAAGCTGGAAACCCCGAAGAAGGTACGGACAACAACGTATTGTTGCCAAGCATCAATGAAGCGACGTCACCATAATTATCTGCTAATGTTACGTACATGCCCGATGTGTTTGGATCGCTGCCATCTGGCATGGTCTGTAATGCAGCTGAGGCATTAGCCAGCGAGGCTACTACACCGTTAATTGAAGAAGTCGCATTGATCAATGCGAGAAAAGCGCCTGCGGGAGTCACGATTTCCAAAGTGCTTTTTGTCAAGTTCTTTGTAATGCGGTAAATCGCATAGTTCCCAGATAAACCAAGCTCGGCGCCATTTGATATCGTGACCAAATCGCCACTGTTCAAAGCTGCTGTCTGCGAGATATCGGCTTCAAGCGGGCAACCGCTATTGGTTTCTGCTAAACTCTGCAGGTACGCGGCTGCCAACGCATTCAAAGACGCCTGGCTTGTAACAGCATTATTCGTTAACGTAATGGTGTTATTACCCGCTCCAGTACTTCCCGCAGTACCGATAATCACTTGTCCGGTAGGGCTGACGCCGCGAATAATTACGCCTGCATAGCCTGTTTTGCTTCGATCAAAATTCACCTGACTTTGTGTATCAACCGTTATTGATGTTGGCGTTTGATTGCCTTTAACACCGATTATCACTGTTGAACCAGAATTGTAGACGTTTTGGTTTAGAAGGGCGGCTAAGTTTTGAGCGGCGGTTAAGCAGTCTGTTGAATTGAACTGTATGCTCACAGCAGTTGTAGGACAGGATCCAGCAGTCATGCCGGACGCAGCGCAAATTGCAGCTAAAACCGTGTTCGCGGCCACGTTGTTGTATGCTCCGGTGATTTGGCGTTTCTGCATGACTTCAAAGGTGTTGTTATAAACTGTGCAGGTTATCTGAGTAAAAGTCGCAGTATAGGCCATAAGCAACCCGCTGAAAATAACATTGCTTCCCCACAAGAGTTGCACTTGCTGGTTACTCTGCACAAAGGTCAAGTTTGCAGACGTATTTGGAACAATGAAATCAAGCTCGAGCTGCCCGTTTAGTTCATCAATAATCTGGTATAGCACAGCGTTCGCTATGTTGACCCATGAAGACCCATTGTAGTTTTGGAGTGTAAAAGTCATGTTAGAGCACCAAATAGGCGGCTGCATGTTTGAAGATTAAACTGAACTTCAAAATGGGATTGTTCGCGTAATCTTTTGTTTGAATGAATGTTGCTTTATCCAGCTTCCAGGTACTGTTGAGGCTGGAGCGGGGCGTTGCTAAAGTGCAAACTAAACCTCGCAAACCAAGCAGAGGCGTAACGTAATTGGTATCTAGGTAAGCCATGTTCTGGCCTGAAACGTTAAGAACACCCTCTAAAGTTAATTGCCGAATGTCGCTGCCGATTGAAACAAGAACGGGTTCTTGCTCAGGCACCGTAATCGTTGTATCATCAACGGTGGGCGCTTCATCGGTTACTGTTTGCGGAGCCAAGGGCAAAGTGACCGTCGTGGATCCCTGCGTTATCTGCCAACTCATCTACAGCACCTTATTCATTAGTCCTTTCTTGTACATGGCGTCGCAGATGCCTTTGCTTACGGCGTCACGTGTCTGTTTAAGTGAAGCTGATCCTGTAATGCCGCCGTTTATTGTGATGTTGGGCGAAGAAATATTCACGTTACTTGTTCCAGAACCGCCTTTAACATTTACGTTTCCAGCTAGACCCTGCAGGCTGCTGCCTAATGTGCTGGTTTTGTGTGCGAGTTGATCGCTAAGCGAGATGCTCTGCGTAACCTGTTTGTTAAATTCTTCCGCAGCGGGTGCAGCGTGCGCAAAACATAAGTGACTAAGAGCTGAACCCAAATCGCCAATCAAGCTACTTAGAGGCTTTACGGCGTTCGCAACAGCATTAATCGCCACTTCAAAAGCCTTCACCGGAATCAATGCAACGTCCAAATCTGCAACAAGAATTTCCTTGAAAAAGTTAGCCACTGGCAAAAGAATAGTTGTGTAAGCCCAGTTAAGCCCACCCCAGAGGGAGTCTCCTGCACCTTTCAAATCATCAAAAGCACTAAGAAGGGCTCCGCCTACAACGTGCCCCAAATCATTCATGACGTCGCGGAAGGGTTTGCAGTGCTCATAAGCTTCATAAAATATGGCTGCTAACGCGGTAACTGCCAACACGACAAGCATGATCGGGTTTGCGTCGCAGACTGCATCGAATAAGCCCATGGCACCCGTCGCCGCCTCTGTAGCGCCAACCTGGATCCACTGAGCAGCTGACTGCATATTAGTCGCCACCGTACTAGCAATCGTGCCAAGCGTCCCAGCTTCACGAAGGCTATTCAATGTCGTCATAATACCGACGACACTGGGAATAACCGTCAACGAAGACATTATCAAAGTACTGTTATAGTTTCGCTGAGCTTCTGAAACCCGTTCCTGATCTACGCTTTGAGTCTGCTCCGCCAAAGCAAGTTTATTCTGGGCATCCTGCGCCTGCAAACTCGTCGGACCATATTCGGCAACAGCTTTATTGTATGCTTGCTGAGCCAAAGTCACGGAATTCGCAGCTTTCTCCTCAGTCAAATTAGCTCTGGCAAGTGAAGTTTGCGCATTCTCGATGTTATTTACGCTCATATAGAGCATGGCGCCGCTCATCGCCATCGTGTTCATTTGCATTGCATTTTTGCCAAAGCTGCTGCTTGAAGCCTCAGTTGCTTCTCCCGCCTGCTGTGTGCTGATTGTAACCTGATTCATGCTTACCTGCGCCGAATCAGCAGCTTGATTAAAAGAATCCTGCATCTGAACAGTGTCAGCCTGAACAGTAGTCGTCATACTGGTGACGCTGCTTGACGTATTCTGCATGCTATCTGACACGTCGGTGCTCATTGCATCGGAAGCTTCGCTGACATTGCTGCTCATATCAGTAAAGTTGCTGCTGACCTCTTGGAAAACATCCGAAGCATCGTCAGTTGCAACAATGTCTATTTCTGCAGGAGCTCCACTCACGATTTAGCCTTCTGACAATTTTTTGAACCATACTGCTGATTGAATCAAAAACTCAAGCTGAAAATTGGTCAAGCTTGCCGCGTATTCTAGGGTGTAGTGGTAGAGGTTGACGATGGCTGCGATCCGCTGGGCTTCGCTGCTCCAGTTGATCCAGTCATTGACCGCCTCACCTGACGCGGTAAAAAACCCTCATTAAGCAACGCCTTCTCCAGGGCACGCACCAAATCCCATGGGGCATCGCGCAGATCCTTCTCGGATAAGTCTGGGTAGCATGGCCTCATCATCTTTAGAAGAGCCTGCAGTTCGAATTCCCGTTGATCATCCTTGTAGAATTTAGCTAAATCGCTAAGCTCGTTATGAGTCAGTAATACGAATTTGACCCATCCGGCGCCAGGCACATTAGCCTCCTGCGGAACCTTACTACTTTTTAGCAGGCCTACGCTAAAGTTTTTGAACCGCTCCTTCTGCTCTGCCTCGTACTCGTTGAATGCTGCTTTAAGTTTCTCGAATCCTTCACTGTCAAATTTTTCTTCACTCATCAAATCACCTCATTACTAACCATTAATATCATGTAATGCTTGGTTAACTCAATATGACCGGAACAGGCGAACCTTTTTGGTGTGAAATTAAAACGTTTTTTCTGGGGATAAGTCTTAAATCTGCACAGCATAGAAATAATCAAAAGTGGGAAGAAACGCTGTGAATCCAAGGAATTCAGTCTTTGAATATTTTCATTTTTTAAAAAACAACAAAACGGATACAGTTCTTTTGCTTATAGTGGCCTTAATGATCGCTATTTTTTCTTTGCCTAGAATTGTCTCTATTCCTCTCCCAATTATTGTGTTCTTTTTAGGATCCATCTTGCTTTTTAGACAACATGAAAAGGGAAAATTGCATGAACAACGAGCCAAATATGTTAAGAAACTTCGTGTCTTACTGGACGATTTGAAAGATACGATAATCAACGAAAGTTACAGTTATTCATTACCATTTATAGCTATGACAATTGCCAACGATAAACAACTTATAAACAAAACTCAAGCAGAGAAACGATTGCTATTACTTCTCTCAACCAATTTAGCTAAGGAAACCAACGAATTAATTGAAGAGGTACAGGTAATGGAAAGTAAAGGCGAACGGTTTTATGGTTTGCTTGAAAAGTTTGCTAAACTACTCAGCAACCTTTCAAATTTTAAAACGGAATTTTATAACATGATTCAAGAAACCAGAACCGTTGTCAATTTAGGTTCAGATTTAGAGTTCAAGACAAATTTCTACAGCAGATTTAGTTATGAATACAACAGCTATATGGATAAACTCTCTCGATTCTCAGATAACTTGAAAGAAGAAGGAGAACGAGGATTGAACAAAGATCTCATTGAACACGTAAAAAATTTGGACGAGCTGTATGGAACTAAATAAACTTGGAAAAACAAAGAAAGAAAAATTACTTAGAAAGTACTTGTTGCTACTGATTGTGCTTCGCCGCTCACGTCATTTGCAATGGTGCCTTTCTGCCCGTTCTTCACGCTGTAGGCTGTTAGGACAACGTTGCTTAACGTGATTTTTGGAGTTCCCGACCCAGTAGTCGTACCCTGTGGACCCCAAATAACCGTAACTAATGAGCCGTTAAGCACATCTGTTAATAGCGCGGCGTAGTTTGCTGGAACATAAAGCGCTGAAGCTTTGAACGTGTAGGATTGGTTGCCGCTTGCCGTGAAAGCTGGCGACGGAGACCCACCTGAAGAGCAAACATATTCCTTAATCATCTCCGCTTTAACATCCATAGTGAAGTCAGTGAGAAAGCCGATTGCTGATCCACCTACCTGAACAACTGCATTCCGACTTAGAACTGGCGTAGTTGCTAAACTCATACTTTTTCACCTCGATTACAATTGTTACTTTAAAAAAACCGTTAACCCTGAAGTAAATCTTGGATTTGCTGCTCAATCTCCGGTGCCAATTCGTTAAGATGCTGATTAACCGCGTTAGTCAGGAATAGTCGTGCAGACATTTTCCTTGTTCCAAACTCCACATAATAGGCGTAAGGCGCCGTGGCTTTGACTTTAATTTGAAAATTGCTGGGTTGCTCGATTGCTATTGTACTTTTCAGATAACCCGTTCTGACTGGAACTAACGTGTTTGCTGTCGCCAAAATATCCTGAGCGACATTCATCATTGCCTGCCTGACAGCTTCCGGGTACTGCTCACAGAGACATTCAAAGCAGCTACTCAGCACGTCGAAATTTGATAAATTGACCTGAACAGAAATGCTCGTACTTTTTCACCTTAAAGTGGGTCTAAGCTATTTTCGTTACTCTGTGTTCTACAAGAACCTGAGAGCCGTTTTTGTAAGTTACAACCCAAGAGCTAAATTTCGTCTTAAACTTCTGGTTTGCCGCCCTTTTTTGTTCTGCCATTCATTTCACCTACCTATTAACTTGAAATGCTGAAGTAAACGGCGTCAATGTTGATCATGTCGCGGGTTACTTCAGTTGCGTTACTGTGAATCGGCTCACCGGTCACCACATAGTTTGGGTCTTGCAAGTGTATAATGCGGCTAACTTCAGCCTGAAATGCCTCCAAAATAGATTCTGCAACCGCTAAATCAGCTGCGCTTTGGCTAGCGTTAACAACAATTATGTCTACAACAAGTTTTTCAGTAACCAGATAACATTCGCGGCTAAGCGCATCCACCTGCTTGCTTGGGCTCGCGTTATAGACGGCTACTTGCAAGGTTCCTTTTCCCTGAGTAATCCCAATTGCATCCATGCGAGTGGTAGGCCACAAAATATTTGCGGCAGCAACCGGATTTGATAGCCCCCAATTCTCCTGCAGCAACTCCGAAACTGCCAAGGCTTGATTAGTTGACATCTAAGCTTTCCTCCGCTTTCTGCCGAAATAATAAAAAATCCAGCCGATCACGAAAAGCGCTATAGCTACGGGAATAAGCAGAAGCCGAAGTTTTCGCTTTGCCATTCCTAACCCCACCGTCCTCTATAATGGGGAACTTCATTTCCCAGGCGTGCTTGAGCGCTTGCTGCTCCAGTTGAAAGATTCGCTATATTTCGGGTAAAGCTTTCTTGGAAGCTTTGTACTGCGTTTTGAAATGAGAATTTTCCAACGGTGCCTTTGGTTACGAATAAGTCGCCAAGCTTGTAATCTGCCGCGCCCAAAAGCATGCCTCCGCTCGCCGCAACTAAAACGGCCATGCATGCAAGGTCAAGTGCAGCTAACTGCGCAAACGGGTAACGCGGATCCGTCGGTGTTACATTGGTCGCGAAGCTGCCTATGTAGATGTTCGCGTGGTCAACGTATGCTTGAACGCTGTTGCTTGAAACTGAAAGTCCATAAACGGTATAATTGCTGTTGTTGTCTGGTCCAGTGGCATTTAGAAAGCCAATAACTTCCTCTAGCGTGGTAAAAGCTGGATAAGTTGACATGAGAAGTCTCCGTAAATTGGTTAATTTGAAGCCGGCTTTACGGTTCCAGACTCAAAAGACTGGAGCAAATGATTGCTTAACTGGTTGAGTAGCCCGTTGTTTTGCATATGCAGAAGCCGTTTGCGACGTAAGGTGTTTTGCGGTAGCTTGTGAAGGGGATAATTTTGCGTAGTCTTTTTTGGATGTCGATGTCGGTTGTAATTTCTTGTTTGGTTACCATGAAACCCATGGGTGCGTAGTTGTTGTTTGGGTTTTGGCCGTCGCTGATACCGTAAACTGTGCCTGCTGGAACAAGGTTGCTGACTAGCAGTGTCCATATGCCGAGTTTTTGTTCAACTTCATTGGTTAAGGGGTTGGTGACTTCGCGGAATAAGTTGGGGTAAGGCAAGTTACGCAAAGATTCTTCCTGGATCGGGTTGACTGCGATGTATTTCATTATGAAGTTGTGTTGTTTTATGAGTCGGTTCATTTTGTTGAGGTCTTCAAGGCCTACGCCGCCGCTGACTGTAATTGTTGAGCCTGTAACGCTGATTGTGTTTCCTGAGCCTCCGAAAGAGTTGCCGTTCGCTGCTCCCGCTCCATCTATGGCGGTCCAGCTGTCTAGCTCTATTTGGTACATCGTGCGGAAGGCCAGACGCATCATTTGAGTGTCGACTACGCCGAGTTCGAAGTCGGTGATCATTTCTATGGGGATTTCGACTTCTTCGCCGTAAGTGTCAGGTGTGATGCTAACGCTGGTTAATGGTGTAAAGTCTAGTATTGCTGGTGCTGCGATGCCTTTTCTTTGAATGCCGATTGCGACGTTGCCTGCTTCTTTGACGTAAGTTCGGGTGCGTCCTTTTATGATTGGGTCAGGGACAAAGAGCTTGGCGAAAATCATGGCGTTGGTTGCCATCTGCAGGATTTTTTGGTGTAGCTCTGGATATTGAATGGCTGGGCTATCATCCATTGTTACTTGATCTGGTGCAAAACTCATTTTTCGTTTCTCCTTTATTTTTTATTTAGAATTTCTCGACTTGACGAGTCCAAACTTGAAAGATTGGAGTTAGGGGATTACTATTGCTTGGCCGCCGTTAGAAGCGCCAGTATCACAGAGGCAGTGTTTTGTGGTTGGGGTGTTATTGGTTACTCCGACTCCGTTTGCTCCGGAAACTACTAGGTCGCCTGGGTTGATTGTGCCGCTGGTTGTGATTCTGGCTTTTACTTTGCCCGTCATTACTGTGCAGATTTTGCCTGCCGCTGCGCCGACTTTAACGATGCCTACCCATTCTTGTGCTCCGGTGGTTGGGGAAACCGTCCCAGGTCCACTGATGTAAACAAATTGTCCTGCTGTGACGCCGCCTGTGCCCGCGATAAATGAGAGGTCTGTTGAGGATGGTTGCTGTACAAGAGGACCTGAATTTTCATAGGACATTTTACTGCATTCCTCCTTGTGTTACTTGGGCGTCAAAAGTGCGTTTCTTCTGGGCGGCTGCTGCAAGCTCTTTGAAGTAAGGCGGCACTGCCACCATTCCTGGCTGACCCTTCTGTGGTTCCAGATGCTCGTTTAGGACTCCTGCGACTCCTTTTCCAGGAGTGCGTTGCTTTAGTGCTTGTTTTATGGATTCGTCGACTTTAGCTGCGATAGCAGCGGTTTCCAATTTGACTGCTTCTCTTGCGGCTTCGACAGCTTTGGTCACGGCTTCGGCTGATGCTTTGTTGCATACTTCGGTTAAGTTGTTTGCGTGCTTTTCGATAATTGCCTTTACGGCTTCTGCATCTAAGGGTTGATTTGTTGACAATTTTCTCTCCTCCGAATTTTCATTTTTTTGGTTAGCTCCCTTTTGGGAGTGTACCTGTGAATTACAACTTAAACAACTAAGAGTCAAAGCGCTTGCACATAGCCCACATGGAATTTTTTCCTGTACTGTTAGCGCTTTTCTGATGGCTTCCTGTTGGTTTGCTTTCATGGCAGCGGCGAAGCCAACGGGCTTAAACTTGGCGTGTTCATAGGCGCCAATTGAAACAATGCTCAACTCGATAAGGTGTGGTCTGCGCATTATTTCCCAAGCGCCACGGCAAATGTGCACCAAATTCATTTGGTCGTCTCTGGAGCGAGATCCACATAAGCTGCAGTAAGCTTCCCCAAGAATACGTGGGCTAACGCTGTTAACGTATTCTCGCTCGATTTTCGCAAGCAGTTCTTCATCGCCGCTAACTTCTCCCTCAAATGGGACAATGATTCTGCCATCAGCTGATGTCTGGGGCGAATGTAAAATATTGATGACGCCTTTGATGTCTTCAACTCGGTTGCCATGGTCAACCCGTATCTGAGCATTTTGGCTAACAGCGACGAAATAGGGCAGTTCTTCAGCGGGGACCTGCCAACTATTCTCATTGACCGTGTCGTCAATGGCTGTACCTTGAATGAGCAGGATTTTGCCGTCGGTGCTTCGCTTGAAAGTGACGGGTACATTGTAGTCTAGATGAATGTTGGGTTTAGAAACGCTCATTTGGGTCTCTCTTTAGTTACCAGTAAACGTCATGGTCACGAGCAACGAGGCAAACACAATTGGGATGCAAATTCACCGCAAAAGTGTCCTCGTCAAGCCATTCTCCGTAAGGAAACATATCCGTAAGTTCATCCGGATCCTGCAGCTCATACACGTCATTGTTGTGGTCTTGGCAGTTTTGGCATAGATTGGGACTGGGCTTTAGTCCTTCAGTTACATAACGCCAAACAGTGTAACGGATTGCTGGGTTAACCACAGCTGCCTTGAAAGCCTTGAACGCAAGAAAAGCGTTGACTGCGTTCTGCAGGTCATTGTCTTGGAATTTCTGAGATAACATAGCTTTTCCCGTTCGCGCTGATCTGTCTTTGAGAAGCACTCATTTTAGGAGAGGGCTGAGATGAATCGCTTTTGCTGACGGCGTCGGTAGGCATTGCTTGGTCGTAACTTTGACGCATCGTTGCCAGGTTACCCCAGACTTCTTCAGGCAAACCAAGTTTTGCTCGGGCTTCTAGATCTCCGGTTAGGCCCGCTTGGAAGAGTGCAATTTGTTGGTCAACCAAAACGTCTGCTGCAGGCTCCCAGATCGGTCGCCACTTTACCTTTGGAATCTTATCCGAAGTAATGAACGATCCTGGAAAGTCGCCTTGCAGGATAGCTGGGAACAATTCAGTTTCGTAAGTGTACTTTATGTGTTCCTGTCGCATGCGAAGGCGAGTGACAAATTCCTGCATAACTATGTCAGCGGTTGATCTGTTTGCGTTTTCAATTTCTCCTAAAAACAACTTGGGAACGCCTAACTGTGCGTTACGTTGAGTTAGCAGATAGTTTAGCCACCACTCGACCCGTAAGCCGCGAGTCATGCTGTCGATAGGTATGGGGTTGACGTCGTGTTTGAATGCGAGGTCGGTTCCTTGTTGGCGTTCAGCCATGCCATCGATAAATGCCTGCAGCTTAGTGTCCGACCACTCAGCCTTTTCTGTGCCGCATTGATAGGCAAGGATGGGCTTGGTGTAAATTTTCATTATGGTTGCCATGTCATGCTGGAAATCGTCTGTAAGAGCCTGAATCAGCAGGGTGCTTCTTAGCAGGCTTACGCCGTAGGCGCTGTTGTACCTACCTGAACCTTGATTGTGAAGTGTACGCAGTATGTCTTGAGGCTCAAAAATTGCCGGAGGCACAGAAAGAAGTTGAATGTAGCCGAAAATGTTCATGTAAGCGTCTCGGCGAATCCGGACATAAAGTGGATCCAGAGGCTTCAGCCATTCAACCCGTTGATTATCTTCATCTCGGCAAAGCTCGGTGACGCTAAAGCCGTTAACCAAAGCATTATTTTCTTGGATTCGGGCGACAGAGGGAACGTTATGGGAATCCAGCCACTCGCTCAGATAATCGTTGAATGTAGAGTTGCCGCCTTCTAGCTCAAGCCAATTGCTAACCGTCAAGTTAACGCGAACATCAACTGAGGCTGCAATATACGGATTGTACTCGTAGAGAGCTTGCAGTTTCGGCAGATCATCAACTGGCGTGATTCCCCAAATTCTATCATAAAGGCTGCTGTAAGGCGGAGTAACAAAGCCTATTCCAGCACTTTTCAGAGTGTACCTGCTGAGGTATTCTTGCAGAACAGCATCTCGACTGGACCTAAACGGGATCTCCTGGTCGATTTGCTGCTTCGCCGTGTCTGGCTCCACGTTGCGCATTGGGTTTGGCAACGAATCATTTCTTGGGACAGGAAGTATTTTGTTTGCAACCTGACCAAAAGCGGATCTAAAGTTTACCATTACTGAGTACGTCCATAATGTCGGTTCGGGAACGCAATTCCAACGCCTGACGATGGCGAGGGTGAGCGTTTTAGTTGCCAAGCGGCTAATGCGAGAGCGATAACGGCGTCGTCATGATAGCCTTCGGGTGCTCCATATTGCACGTTGCCGCTTCGGGTAGTCTTGTACCCGTACAGCTTGAGCTCGTTAATCAAAACTGGAATCGGCGGGATTGTGAGCTGGTGGTTCTCGATCATTATGCTGAGGTTTTCGATGAGGTCTTTTTTTGTGGCGTTGGTGAATTTGTAGCCGTCAACATGCACCTTTTCTCGACAGAGTTCGTCTTCGATTGGGTCGCCAACTCCGGTGCTGTCAATTAGCAAACGGGCATCATAGTTCTGGGATAGTTGAACGATGCGTTTTCTTTGAAATACCCAATCCAACTGGTTGAATCTGTCAAAGGCGCACAAGTGGCCTTCTATATCCAAGACAATTAAAACAGTGAAATCCTCTAGCTTTGCAAGGTCGGCGCCCATGACATATTTCTTATTTTGCTGAGGAAGCTCAAAGCCGCCTTCAACAATGCGGTCAACTCCTCGAAAGACGCTGCCGACATCCTCTAAGAACTGTGCCAATACTTCTTGACGATACGCCAACTCAGGCATATCCCGAGCAAAAGAGGCAATTTCCGCTGGATCCAAGTACGGGTTACTTGCACTTGGAAAGCTCCAACTTTTGTAATCTGTTTGTTTAGAGTCTTGTCCGCGAGTCCCAAGCTGGAAATACCAGTTATGCCCTCTGGGAGTGCCAGTAAAGAAGGCGATGCCTTTCTCATCCATCAACGCAGGCCTAAGGGCTAAGGTCCAGGCTTCTTCAGCAATTTGTGCGCCTTCATCAACCCAAAGAACCTTCACACCTTGGCTACGAAGCGAATCGGGGTTGTCAGCACTCTTAAACCAAACATGCCTATTTCCCGAAAGTATTACATGGCGGTCCGCACGGTGGATTTCCTCAATCAGCTCACCCGGGCAATAATTGAAGAACTCGCTCCATTGCCTCTGAGTATGCCAATAAGTTGGTGCAACCGCGAAGCCGACTATGCCTATTTTTTCTTTGCCTTCGCCTTGCTGCCACATTTGCCTTATGAATTCGTTGGCGCCCGCGACGGTTTTGCCCCAGCGACGTCCACAGTTGAGCACTCGGAACCTAGCGGTACAGTAGTGGAATTGGCATTGTCCTGGATGAGGTTTGTATCTGATGCGTATTGTTTTTTGCATACTTCGGGATCTTCCCATTTGATGCGAGTTTCTTCAGTTTGATTTTGTTCAGCAGGTTTGGCACCGCTAAGTTGGGCGGATTCGACGTTTATTTGACGCATAAGATTCAAAGCAGCAATTCTTGCGCGGTCGCTTTTGGCTTGGGTATACATGAAGCTGGCTTTGCGGTAGAGTTGCTCATGCCGATTCTGCACCTTAAGCAGCTGCTTGGCAAGTTCCTGCAAAATAGGCTGCCACTCGGGCTTAGTGGCAAAATCATTGTAAGCTGTACTCCTAGAACAGCCAAATTTCGCCATAAGCTCTTGGACTATTTCATGGGTGTTTAACCCATTTCCTTCGCCCTTTAGCAATTCTAAGCGTCTTTCAAGCGTATGTAGCTGCATAAAATCTTCACTTTTCCAAGGTTTCTGGAATTTTGCGTCGATATTTTAGAGAGACCGTTAAGCGACATCGGCTATTCGAATGCACCAGTTCCCGATTTATTCGAGTATCCCCTTTTCCGTGACTGCCATGACCAACACGTTTGATTATCCAGTTACCCAAGTTTCCCCTTACTAGCTGAGGATTGCTTGTAACCAGATAAAACGGCAATTTACTCTGAGAGGTGTAGAGCTCAGCCATGAAATTCAGCAGGCGTTTTCCGATTCCTATGCCTTGATAGTCTGGCAAGACCACAAGACGACTTACACGATAATAATTTGCCAACATGTGCACGTGTGCAACTGCAATGAAGGCGACAGGTTTTTGCTGATATAGTGCAACGTAGCATTTGACGCCGGCGCCAAGTTGCCCGTTTAGATAGTGATATTGCCTAAAGACCTGCCACATGGAATTGCTGCATTTATGAACTGAGATGTCAATTGTCGGGTGGCTAACTTTTTTTTTATAAACTCCATAGTGTCGGTGCAGAACACCCAATCGGGCTCTAACCAATCAATAACGTCGTAGTGGCATGTGACTGCTATGAATTTCTTGCTAGTTCTTCGCACAGCTTTGCTTATTGCGTAGGCGCTGACCTTTGCAATCTCCCGATCTACAACACTTGTGAACTCATCAAAAACAATTAGATCCTGATCTAAACTGAGCGCCCTTGCAATATCTACCCGCATCTTTTCGCCTTGACTCAGCGCCTCATAGTTTTTGAGCCAATCGGGAGGAGAGGCAAAGCCGACACTGCACAGATTTTTTGTTATCTCGTTTACCTGAAGACTTGTTGGGAAATCATCTAAAATCGATTCGTGATTGTATTCAAAGCCTTTGATGTAACTCTCAGGAAAAAGGGTTTTTGCGATGCTTGTTTTGCCCGTGCCGCTTCGGCCCACAATTATGCCAACTTGCCAGGATTCACTCTCTATTGGCAGCTCGCCGACAAAATGCTTCTCCATCTTGCAACCATTTAGTGTGAAGCTTCCTATGACTGATTGAGCGCGAAAACTCTCCGGCTTAGTCCAGGTTTTTACAAACTCAAAACGCGGCATTTGTAACCTTCCCCAATTAACTTGTTGTAAACTGCTTCTTGATGGATCTCGTCTTCGCATTCGATTACTACTTCAAAGGATTCGTCGAAGTTGACGCCTTTTTCTTCTTTGCCCATTGCATCAGTTAATTTGTCGTCGGAGAGCATGAGTAGGTATTTGAGGTCGTCTTCTTTTCCAGCTTCAATAATGCGTTCGTACTCTGCAAGGTCAAGGTCTTTTTGGTGTTCGCCTTTGAGCTTGTTTAGAACTTGTCTTAGCAGCCGGCGGTCCACATCTTCAACTGGCAAGCGAATGACAGAAACTTCAGTCATGCCCAAGGCTTTTGCAGCTGAGTAGCGCTGTTCCCCGTCAGCAATTGAGAGGTCCTTGTTTGTGATTATGGGAACGATAAAACCCCACTTCTTAATAGAAGTTTTAAGCCTCTCCAGCTGGTCTTTGCTCATTTTGTTTGGGTTTTGTCCGTCAGTTTTTAACTCGCTGACCGCTACGGTTTCAGCGACGGGAATGATTATGGACATTACTTGATCACAAACCTCTCAAACAAGATGATAACAAGGCTAACTAATCCAACAAGGCTGGTGCTGCCTAAAGTGATCAAAATTTTCTGAGTAACCTCAAGCTGCTGCACCTTCGCCACCAGCCCAGATTGAAACTCTTCACCCACTAGGGCATTTTCAATTCGGTTAACTTGGGCGGTATTGGTGTGGATTGCGGTTATGTAGGGACAAGTCGGGTTCTTTTTAGCATCTGGACAAGTCTCTTCAGGCTGTTCTCTTTCTTCTTCGTTTATTGCCAAAGCATCTCCTTTGTAACAGCTTACTAAAATTCTACTATCTGGAAGGCTCCTTCGCCAATCGGATTACTAAGAACCAAGCCAGGTTCCACGTCGGGCACAGCTTCAGGAACAGGCTCGCCAAACTTTAACGCTAAATGAACTGCCACATCATCAACAGTATCCAAGCAAACAGACTCTCCTTTGACCCTATCAAAGAAAGCTTGATCTCGAATAAACTGACGAGAATCTTTCAACTGGTCCCTAAATTCTTTAGATTTAGGGTTTCTTCTGCCGCGTTTATGTGTCATACTAACAAGCCGCACTCCCAACTTTTGGGTGAAGGGGGCGAAAACCGAAACAAACTTGAGCTTAGCGCTCGCCCAAATATTTTTGCGCAGAAGATATAACATCTGACTTAAAAAACTATCGATATGCCGCTAAAAAGAGAGTGAGAACTGTAAATTTTTGCAAAGTCGGTTGGTTTGCCGAATTATCCGATGGGAGTTCCAAGGTTTTTAGCTATACAAAAATTTACACACAAATCATTATACTGAATTCTTTCCAATCCTATAATAGGGTTGGATATGAGGCGCTCTAAACTTGAAATGTACATCGATATCCTCAAAGTCTTGGGGCAACGAGGGCCCTCAAAACTAACTCATGTCATGTACAAATCAAACGTTAACTGCAGTGTCCTCAAAGAGTACCTCGAGTTTCTAATAAAACAAGGTCTAGTTGAAGAACGCACCGTAGGAAAAGGACGTGTAATTTACTCCGTTACACAGCGGGGCATAACAGTTCTGAAATACTTCAAAGAGCTAAAGCAGGTCTTGCCCATAGTAGAGGAAGCCAGAGGCCAAACATCAATCCCCAACTAAACCCAATTGATTTCACAAAAAGATATATTGCCTGGGCTTGCTTCATTACGTGTTTTTCTTGTTATCTTGCTCTTTTCTTTCCGAGTTATTTCGTTCGGTCTCTTGTAGCAATATCTGTACGATTTCATTAACCGTCAGGTGACTATACAAAGGATGTTCTTCCTTATCCGCAATTTTCGTTAATTCTTTGACATTTGTGTCAAATCCAAGCGTTACATTACCGCATTTGCATGGGTAAAGCACAATTGTAAGAAAATCGCTTTTTCTCAGGTTTTTTCTGCCACATTTTGGACAAGGAATAGGCATTTTATTCACTCCTGAAAAGGTCTTCTCGTTTAACGTTAATTGCCTCGGCGTCCTTTGGCAAGATTTCACCTGTCAACTCTTCGTAAACGACTTCATCGATTGCTTCCCAACGCTCCTCAAATTTACCCTCGCCGTTTATGCAAATTTCAGTATAAACGAAATGCAGACAGCTCTTAGTTAATTTTAAGTCCTCAAAAAGAAACTTGCCTAAATCACTGATGCTCTTTATTTCTTGATCTCTAGTAGGATATTTGTGGTTGCGTGGTCCTACGTCTGGAAGCCATATACTTATTCCATCATATACCGTTTCGGGGTCTATTAAGACATAACAATATTTTTTCTCTTTCAGGAAATCTTCGATGCGCTCCCAGAGCAAGCTATCATTTTTGTTTAATTTAGGCAATTTTGAAAATGGATGATTAAGGACAACCCTCATTCAACTCTTCGCCTATAGCTAAAAACATTCACAATCTAACGATAAATGTTTTACTCCTTCTCTGTTTCGCTCCAAGTTCCAACGTATAACCATTGCCCGAGCACAAATCTAGTTTTTCTTTAATACTTTGCATTCAAAATAAGCTTATATCTGCCTGAATCCTAACAAAGGTCGGTGGCTAGACACGTCAAGCTTCATGGACATAACTTTAGGAGATTCGGTTTCTCTAGCAGAGAAGTTGTATGAGTCATTTGGTATCAAATCCATAATTGGCCTAATAAATAACGAGTGGGTAAACATTGTTACTGTTATTCAATTTACTCACAGAAAAGTCAATGATCTGAACAGCGAATATCGCTTCTTAGAGGAAAGATTAGGAAATATCGACTATGATAATTTCAAAGTAATATTTCAAGCAAGACCAATTCAAGACTTTCGCACAGTGTTAACCGAGTTACAGAACGGTCACCTAAAAATCGGAGAGATACAGACTAAATTATTGTCAAAAAATCCGCAAGAAATCGCTAATCAAAAAATCGGTTATCCTAGCAACATATTTGCCACCGGCGAATATCTGGAATACAACTGTTCTGCCGCAACCATAAACATGGATAAGTATCCAGCACAATTTCTTTATGATCTGAAAATTTCGCCTCAATCACTAGGTTTTCGCGATTTTGACGAATTCGCTAGATCTTGGTTGAATCTGGGAAGCTTTAACTCTCCAATAAATCTATCAATATTCTATCCAACATATGCAACAATAAGCGAAGTTCAATACCAAAGCGGCAGTGAAATTAAGGTTACCTTAAAAATCGATCAGCACTTCTTTGACGGTTCGCATATTTGGATAACACGAACCTCCAAAGATGATTATGCACCTCTACTGGAAAGAAAAAAGTATGAATTAGCATCTTGCGAAAATACTTTGCAAGATGGCTTTTTCTACATAACGCTCAGGCATAAATTCGCAGCTCTTAGTTTAAACGACAAAATATCGGTCAACCTATCAAACGACAAACGTGAGTTGTTAGCCCGAAAAGAAGACCGCATTCTTCAGTTTCCATCAGAAAGCTGTGATCCTTTTCTGAAAGCTTTTCTACTTTTTGATGCAGGAAAGAAAATGGAAGAGCATCTTTTGAACCCCAAAGAGGCTGGAGACTTGGTTTTCGGCTTTGCTTGGTTGCTGGAAATGACCGGCATATCTGCCCTTCAACTTGGTCGAGATGAAATAGTTAGGGAAGAAAAAGCAGTTAAGGGTTCAGCAGATATAATTGCTTGTTACCACGAAAGCACTGGAAGTACCATACTTGCCATAGACTGCACCATCGGTGTACCTGACGGAAACAAAATTGACAAAATCAAGAATACCGCAGATTATCTTTCCCGAAAGACAGGTAGCCCCGTTAAAGCGGTGATTGTTACCTCCGAAAAATCAAGCATAACTAAAGAAATAGGGCAAAAGAACGCTGTAAAAATAATAGACTACATCGACATTGAGAAGATAATAGGTTTCTACAAAAAACATCATTATCCACCGGCAAGACAACTGATAGTTGGCGACTAAAAGACGGCAGGAAAAAACTGTACTAAAAAGTTATAGCCTTATGATCATTTTGCTCTTTTTCAGTTTTACCCCAAATATCCATAGCGAAACTAGTTAACACCCAATGCCACCCACGATGCTCGGCTATATTTTCGCCAAACTCTCTCTTTACCCGTTTGTTCATTCGCAAGATTCTGCGACTCACCTGATGCCGCCTTACTTTGAATCGCTCAAGCTTGGTGACTAAGTCTTTGGGCAGCAGACCGAGACTGCCAGCTTCAAACAGCAACTGCAGAATCTCCATATCCACTTCGTCTTCACAGGCAAAACGCTCGATTAGCGTTTGCTCAAAATTAAAAGACCCTTTTAAACCTGCAAAGATAGTGCGCAGCATAAGTTTGACCTCTTCAACCTCCGCCAAGGTTTGCTTGAGGAGTTGTTGGTTATACTTCAAACGACCAATTTTATCGTTTCGGCTACGCTTCTTTTTCTGATTTTGAACATGTATTTCAGGGGTTACCATGTCAGAATGCACACTCCAAGAATTTCGCTCCATCAACCCCGGGCAAATTTAACAATGGGTAATCAGGACTAATCACTGACAGAAAAGTGACTCCTGAAAAGCATGGACTTTTCCCATGCCCTAAGCATACTGCTGAAAGGGCTTTTGAACAGGTTTTCACTGCCATTACCACAGAAATAACCGACGTCAAACGGTGTACTCCCCAAGTTTTCTTTGTCCTTCAGCCAGCTTTTGCGGGTCAGCCTCAATGTTATCTACTTGTCCAAGGGCTTCGATTAGCCGCTCAAATTTAATCTCAAGCCGATCCACTTTCTTGTCGATACGCTTGACTTTCTCTGGCATCTGCATGTAATCAATCGCAGCGTCCTTGCCGATATTCTCAAGTTCGCCCTCGCCCCAACTGTGATCAATCTTGCGACGTCCTGCTCTTACGCTAAAGTATCTGCCGAACAGTTTTGCGATGGGATCCTCAACTGCCATTTCGCCGCCGACAAACGCTCCTTCAGCTAAGATAACTCCGTATTTCTTTGCCAAAGCCACGGCAATGCGATTACTCAGGTTCATGGCTAAACCGTAAACTTCCGCAGGATTCTTGCCCCGAATCACAGGCACGTGGACAATCCAACTTTTTGTAGTATGCCTAATCTTGACACCTTGTTCCAAACCCAAAAGAGCAGTCCAATTCTGCATCTCCACTGCCTTGAACTTCCCATCAGGATAATGTCCCTCTGCCAGAATCTTAAACGCTACCTGGCACTTATCCAACCTATGCAACTCGCCAGGAAAAACTCTACCCTCACATGACTTGAGAAGATTTGAGCCTTCAGTTGTAAGAGCATAAAAAGTTGCACTGCTACGCTTCTCCTGATAGATTAGGCCAGCTTTTTCTAACTTGCCGATATAGTACCATACGTGGGAACGGCTTAAACCCAAGATTCTGCCAGCTTGCGTAGGGTAATCACCCGCATAAATGCGCTTCATCAAAGGAAGAACCCATGTGCGGACTTTATCACTATCAAACTGCACGCAACCTGTAGCTTGATGTCTAGTTGTACTTTGAGCATTTTCAGCACCGACTTTTGTACTTTGATCTTCAGCCAAAAAATCAAGCCTCCACCCAGTTGGATAAGGCATCATTTATTTTCGCTTTCATTTCTTCCTCGAAAGCATCAATAGAAAACGTTAGGTCGTCTAACGCAATGCAAAGTTTCCTATTTTCTTCCCAAAGCAGTCGGTTTTCTTTTTCCAGAACCGCGATTCTTTCTTCATACGTTAGTAGGACGCGCTGAACTTCCTGTAAAACATCAGATTTAATTCTCTCTCTTATCGAATTATCGCCGTTTTGAATCATTATTAGCTGACTCCAAAACGCCTACGCTCAAGAGCTCCGCGTCCAGGACAAGAGCCGCCGCCATGCGTACAATTTCGATTTGCAAAACTATACTTCTTACCTGAAATGTCGGTTCCGTCAGCAAGCTGCAATCTGGCAAACTTGCAGAAAAACAAGTCTTTAGAACAAGTATCCATAACAGCACAGTCTTTCGACTGAGGATTACTTATGCAGGGATAATATCCAAGAAGGCATGGAGGCTTGAATGAATCGGCTTCTAAGCTCATCAATGGCTGCCTCCTCTGGGCTGAAACTTGGAGCATGCATTGCTTGAAGCTATCTGATTAATTGACTTCTTACCCTTCAAGGTCGGCTCAGAGCAACGACCGCACCAAAAAGTGCAGTCCATACACTGAGACGCTTTGCTAGAATAATTACTCGAAATCTTAGAGCATGCGCTGAGTACAAAATTAACAAAAAAAGAAAGAGGAGAATTTGGAGGATTCGGTATAAATGTAGTTGTACAAAGGCGGGTCCGACGGGAACCAACGCTGTACAACCGCCTTTTATACTGCTTTTTTCCCTTTTTTCTTTTGAACTTAGCGATTTTGATTTTTTATGAATATAGTGGTCCAAAATTATCGTGGCGGGTCCGCTGGGATGCGCTTAAACTACTAAGCGAATCCTGCGATTAAAAAGCAAACATCAAGCCAATTTCAAGTTTACCGAGGGGCGAGTCGGACCGGGCTAAACCCCCAAATCAGACTGTGTGAAAAGTCTCCTTCTTTGCTTGCTATTTACCGTTAACCTTAAATCTAGACTAGCTTTAGAGCAACAGCAAGAGCTGGAAAGTCATGAGCGAACATATAACGGGTCACTGCAGAAATCAGGGAGTTCTCTTCCCAAGCATGCTTGACAACTACGTCGACAAGGAAAACCCGGTACGGTTCATTGACGTTTTTATCGATAGCCTCAACTTAGAGAAACTCGGATTCAAGCACTCAGTACTCGCAGACACGGGAAGACCATCTTATGATCCTTCAGACCTTCTCAAACTCTACGTTTACGGATACCTCAATCAAGTAAGATCAAGCCGCAAATTAGAGAAAGAATGCCATCGCAATGTCGAGGTCATGTGGCTCATGAAAAAGCTGGCTCCGGACTTCAAAACCATAGCTGACTTCCGAAAGAATAACGTAGAATGCATCAAGGGAGTGTTCAAGGAATTTGTTTATCTTTGCAAAAGCCTGGACCTTTACGGTGCTCAGTTGATAGCGATTGATGGAACCAAATTTAGGGCCGTCAACTCAAGAAGCAACAATCTCAATGAGAAAACAGTCGCTCTAAGACTCAAGCAAACAGAAGAAAGAATAACCCAATACCTCAACGAACTGGATTACAACGATGCGTCCGATTTAGATGAAGAGGAAACCGTCAAGAGAAATGGGCTCAAAGAAAAGATAAGCCAGCTGGAAGAGACGAAACAACAGTACGAGCATATTCAAGAGCAGATGAAGGCTACAGGCCAAAGAGAGGTTTCTCTTATAGATCCGGATAGCCGCTTGATGAGAGTAGATAGTCAGCGGCTTGAAGTCGGCTACAACATTCAAACGTCAGTTGACGCTAAACAGCATCTCATCGTTGATTATGACGTGATAAATAACTCAACTGACCATCACCAACTCACTAAGAACGCGTTAGCAGCAAAGCAGACTTTGGGTGTAGATGAGCTTGACGTTTTAAGTGACAAGGGCTTCTATGTTGAGAAAGACGTTGCCGACTGCGAAGATAATGGCCTAACAGTTTTCATGCCTATTCCTGCTGCTTTTAATCCGTACAAAAGTGTCGGGGTTCCTGAACCCGAGTTCTACTCCGACCGATTTGTCTACAATGCAGCTAAGGATGTGTATGTTTGTCCTGCTGGAGAGGATATGCCTTTTTGGAAGCGGAGTAATCGTGGAAAGGGTTTTGAGGGTAGGTTGTACCGGTCGAAGTGTTGTGCTTCTTGTTTGAAGCGAGGTAAGTGTACGAGGAATAAACGCGGACGTTACATGTTCAGAGGCAGATATGATGGCGCTGTTGATCGTCTCAGAGCTAGATTGGTGACTTCTGAAGGCAAAGAGAAGTGTCGTTTAAGAAGGACGATTGTTGAGCATCCGTTTGGAACCATAAAGCGTGCTTTCAATCAGGGCTATTTGCTTTTGAAGGGATTTAGGAAGGTTAAGGGAGAGGTTGGGTTTACGA